GGTTGTAAAATTCGTGTCATTTTTATTCTCCCTATCGTGAAATGTAATTATATTTATTATTGTTATGTATTTTTCTATTTACATTATTTTTACAAAAAATATAGTAAAATCAATGAGTTATTGTTTTGTCAATTTTTGTTATATAAAATTTTTTATACTGTCAATTAAAACTTGCGAAGTTATAACTTCCTTCAATCTTGGGTGTAATGGTTTGGGTGGATAGTCAATATCAACCCACGCATAACCATCATTTTCGTGATTTAATTTTGGTATAAATTCATTATCTGTTAATAATAAAAATGAATGATATTGAAATTTTTTATCCATTGATGTAAAACAATTAAAAGCAACCCATTTATTGATTTTTGGTAAAAAACCAATTTCTTCTTCAATTTCTCTTTCTAAACCTTCTAATAATAATTCATCGTGATGAACTTTACCACCAACTAACCCCCAACGAGAAGGATAAGAACTTATTGAACTTCTTAATAAAAACAAATATCTATTTGTATTAACAGATTTAATTAATGCTCCTGCCGATTTTATCATTTTGACCTCATATTTTTCTTAATATTAACTCAAAATTAAATAGATTTTCAATAATAAATATTTAAGTGATACAATAATTGAAAAGTTAAAAAATGTTAAGAGATTATAATAAACATCCACTAAATATTACTAAAAATGGTGTTAATAGTGAAAAACCTTATAAAGAAGATTTAGAATATCTTTATATTCAATGTAATCTATCAGGAAAAGAATTAAGTTTTTATTTTAACACATCAATACCAACAATTAAGCGTTGGTTAAAATTTTTTAATATACAA